CAGCTTTTGATCCAGTTCCATGACGACATGGTCAAGACCAAGGATGGCTACTTCGGAGATTGGGAGGTCCAGTTCAATGCCGAGGTTTAACCACGCCTACGACTTCGCGTTCGAGGTCATATCCTTTGACGAATACGCCGAGGATGTGACGCCCGCGATGTTGCGGGCTTCACTGATCGAGCGGGCGACCCGTATCTCGGACGACGAGATCATGCAAGCCTGCGACTGCTTCGACACCTATACTATAAGTGAGGATTGAAGAACCAGCATATACCCGTATGCTACTTTCATGCGTATAGAAATCCTCGCCGCTCGTCTGGCAGAAAAGACGAGAACTCCGCAACTCGCGGACTTCATTCTCGGCAAGAAGCCGATCACCGAGCTTCCCAACGACTGCATGATCTGGACCGGCAAGAGCACTCCTGCCGGTATCCGCACTGTCATGGACCGGGACTGCAACAACATCCCCGTCCGCTACCGCACGGTGCGCCGCGCGATGGGTCAGATCCAGGCAAACGGCAAGTCTGAATACGTCCACCGTCTGGTTTTCAAACTCCTGACCAAGCCCGACTTCGAGTTCCACATGCGGAACATCTGCGGCCAGTCGCTGTGCTGCAACCCGAAGCATTGGGACGTCTCAACCATGACGCCCGAGCTGATCCTCGACACCAGCGAGTGGACGCCGGAAGAGGTCGAAGAAACGGTCGATGCGATGCTCGGCCGATACGAGATCACGAGTTGGGATGATGTTCGCGTCAACCCGCTCATGCAGGACATTCCCGAGAAGATGATCGTGGAGTGCCTGATCAAACTCAACAAGGAGCATCTGACTTGGAAAACCTGAAGGAAGTTTTGGAAGGCATGTTCAAAGGAGCAGTCATCCAAGGCGCGCAAATGACCGGGATCAACACCAACCAGTTGATCCCGATCTTCCTCGAATACATCGCCTACCAGATGTATCAGCTTGCCCCGCTCGAGCTCGAAGAGTGGATCAAGCTGATCCCCGATCAGTGCAGAACCCCGAACGACCCGCTGCCTGAGATGTGTCAGGCCCGCGAAGATCTCATGCTGACCTTGGAACTGGTGACCAACACATGAAGCATTACATCAGCAAGCATTTCGATGTGGACGGGTGGGTCTACATCGAAGACGTCAACTTCTGCTTCGAAGTGGAGACCGACGTGGCGATGGCCGAACCCTACTCATGGGGCGAGTCACGCGGCGACGAGACCGAGATTTCCAGCATCAACATCACCGGTGTTCAGATCGGTGGTCTGGTGCTGACCGAAGACCAAGCCACGAAGATGTTTGGCCCCGAGGCGATCGAGAGGATCTGCAACAGCCTCAACCTTCACGACCTGTAACGCCCATCAATCCGAGAGGATCACATGTTTATCATCTACGACGGCCCGTCGCTCATCGACGGGATGCCCATCGTTGTCATCGTCACGATCGACTCCGACAATGCCAAGACCGGCGACATGCTCCAGACCTGGATCATGCGGTCTGACATCGACCCAGTCACCGCTTCCCGCACCGGTGCCGACTTCTCCATCTGTGGCAACTGCCAGCATCGCGGTCGGCCACACAACGGTGCGACCGGCTGGGCCAAGGAGCGGTCCTGCTACGTCAACCTGGTGTTCTCACCAAATGGCATTTTCAAGGCGTTCAAGCGCGGTCGCTACCAGCACACCGACGAGCTTCGCGAGGTCGGCCGCAACCGGCTAGTCCGCATCGGTTCCTACGGCGACGGTGCCGCTGTGCCGCAGCGTGTGTGGGACGAGCTCTGCTCCGAGGCTTCCGGCTGGACTGCCTACACCCATCAGGGCAACACGCGGCCAGATCGCTTCATGACCAGCGCCGACACGCTCTCTGACGCGCAGCAAGCCTGGGGCCGCGGTGAGCGCACCTTCCGTGTGCTCAAGACCGCTCTCGATCTGCAGCCCAACGAGATCCTGTGTCCCGCATCCGAGGAAGCTGGCAAGCGCACCACCTGTGCCAACTGCAAGCTCTGCGCCGGTGCGTCGATCGCAGCCAAGAACATCGGCATTGTCGCCCACGGCAGTGGGGCCCGACACTTTGCTTGATGTTGTGTGCCTGGCCCTCACGATCTTCCTCGAGGCTCGTGGGGAGCCGATCAACGGGCAGTATCAGGTGGGCGCGGTGATCCTCAATCGCGTTCACTCCGAACAATTTCCCGACACGGTTTGCGAAGTCACAAAACAACCGAAGCAGTTCGCAACCGGGATCAAGACTGCAGGCACCGCAGAAGAAATCGCAACGGCCGCGTTCGTGGCCGTTGACCTATACTATAACTATCTTCCGAACGCAGAAGTGCTCTGGTTCTACGATCCAGATGAAGCTAACCCTGATTGGGCGAAGCGGCTGATCCCTGCGTTTGAAGTCGGCAATCACCTTTTTCTTCGGAGAAAACCATGAAGTTCCTGCCTCTTCTCGCGTTCGTCAGCGCACCCGCCTTCGCTCAGGACGATCCAACGCAGCCATGTGCGCTGGTCGGTGAGATCGCCGGTCAAACTCTGGATGCCTACAGCGTGGGCGTTCCCATGAGCGACCTGATCGAGATCGCTGACAACGACAAATTGCTCATCGCCATCATCATGGATGCCTACGATGAGCCTCGGTATTCCACCTCGGAAGTTATGGCTTCGGCCAACTTCGAGTTTCGGAATAAGTGGGAGCATGCTTGCTTCCAAGAACTCAGCAACTAAGGAAAAACTACATGTTTGGTAAACTCAAGGAAATGATCGGCTCTGGCGCAAACAAGCTGGCCGGTAAGACGGATCTTCTCGAAGGCATCGCCGCCGGAGGCATCCTGGTCGCCGCCTCGGACGGTGAGATGGAATCCGAAGAAGTCGGTGTTCTGATCGAAGGCCTGCAGGGCCACGAGACCCTGTCCAAGGCGTTCACGCCGACGCAGATCGAGCAAGCCGTCGACAAGATGGTCAAGCGGGCCTCGCCCAACGCAGCGGGCAAGATCGGCATGGTCGGCAAGCTGGCGCTGGAGAAAGAGGTCAAGGAAGTCAAGGCGAAGTCCAGCACCGAAGAGATCCAGATGATGCTGGCACTGCTGGTCGACGTGGCCGACGCCAACGGTGGCATCGGTGCTTCCGAGAAGGCCGCGATCAACAAGATCAGCGGCATGCTGGGCCAGGGGAATATCGTCTGATGTTCGACTGGGTCAAGGACAAGATCGCCGAAGTCACGCTGACCGCTGCCATCGGCCTCGCCGCGCTCCAGGTCATCACTCCGATGTTCATCGACCTGATCTTCGACGGTCTGATCATCGGCCTGATGTGGGTCAGCGCCAAGGCGAACGACTGAAACTGATGAAGGGGCCTACGGGCCCCTTCTCCAACCTATGGGAAACCATGTCATGTATGAAATTTACTGGAACCTGCATCGCAAGATGTTCAGCGTCCGACACAAGGGCAAAGTCATCGACCACGCCCACAGTGTCAACGCTTTCGGGGCCGAGTTCGTCGTCCAACCAGCTGGCCAGCGCCGTGTTCGCGAGACCGGCCACAAGACGATCCACGCCTTCGTCCGCTGCCGGGAGATCGAGACGCTCGAGCCTGGTGCGCCGCCGCTGATCTTCCGCAAGCACAAGGTCCGCTACGACCCGAAGGTCAACGACACCTTCCTCTGCGGCGACGAACCGATCTACGCGGCCGACGCCGTGTCCCTTCGCATCCACAACCGACACCCGGAGATCCTCATATGAGCGTCTATCAGATCGACCTCAAGGTCGCAGCGACGGCCTATGTCCGCGCTAACAGCAAGCGCGAAGCCATAGACGCGCTGAAAGAACAGGTCAGTGACCGCTACGGCACCGACATCGTCGACTTCGAAGTTTCGGAACTTCGTCTCGACAGCGAAGAACTGCCCGACATCAGCCTGTCACCGGCCATGACCGTGTGGGGCCCGTGGGGCGACTGGAATGACATGGAGTTGGCAGAATGAGCAGAGACGAAGACTTCGTTGACATCGACGGAGCAATCGAGGCGCGGACGGACAAGGCTATCCTGTTCCACACCGGCGACAAGACGCAGGCCGTTTGGTTGCCGAAGAGCCGCATCCAGATCGAAGACAGCGGCATCCCCGAGATCTTCACGGTGACCATGCCCGAGTGGATGGCGCTGGAGCGGGGGCTGATCTGATGATCGACATGCGTGGGATCGAATACCCGCTGATGGCAGGACTTGGGTCGATCGTGGCATTGGCCACGGCCACACCCATCCTCGCCGTGCTGGCTCTGTTCTTCCCGGCCCTGTGGGCCTGGGTCTTCGTGCCGGTTGGTGTCGGGACTTTCGTCGGCCTGATCGCGGCAGCGTTCATGAGATGACCTACGACCTCGGTCGGTGGGTCTGTGATTGCTGCGGCTCGACCGATGAGTCGGTCGAGCACTACCACCAGAACACCCAGTATGTGAACGAAGAAAGCAACTGGGTGACGCTCTGCGCGCCCTGTCGCAAGGAGAATGACGATTATTGGGAGGCCATGTGGGCTGAGTATTACGCAGGGAGACTATGAAAGATTATCTTGGGCAGGAAATCCACATTGGATCGAAGATCCTGTGGTCTGGCGGACAAGGCCAGTATGCGGGCTTTGAGCAAGTCTTCGAAGTCCTGAACGTCACAGCGAAGCAAATCACCATCCAGCGGAAGAATCATCGTCGGAAGACGTCGGTCCATCCGTTGGACGTGGTGGTGATCGACAAGTTGCTGCCGTGAAACTGGTCGTCCGTAACATACCACCAGAAGACTGGCTTGCTGCTGCACGGTTGGCGCAGCAGTTCATGAAAGAATATCCAGACCGGATAGGTTTTTCGAACTTCGTCTACTACCACGGCGAAGGTCTGCCCGGTCGGATTGTCTACCGAACCAAAACATCAATCATTGTGAGAGGAACATGATGTATCTGCACGACTGGAGTGAGAAACGCGACATGGTGCGCGACTTCGCCGGTTTCTATCACGACAGCGACATCGACAAGGCTATGCCTGGTTACGACCACGTCGATGTGCTGCTGGCCAGCTATTCCTACCAGAACTACTCGGGCGATGCCTTCGTCCTGTATCGCGACACCCGCGATGGGAAGCTCTACGAGGTCCACGGATCGCACTGCTCCTGCTACGGCCTCGAGGGCCAGTGGGCACCCGATGTCTGCGATTTGGAAAGCCTGCGCCACCGGCTGACGGAAGGCAACCTCGGCAAGTCCGACTGGGCGGGCAACGTCTTCGACAAGCAACTGGCCGAAGTTCTGAAAGGGTTGGAAGCATGAGCCCGACCCTCGAATACACCGAAGCCCTGGTCCGCATGAAACTCGCGGGCCAGGTTGACGACGCTGGCGTCCCGATGGCTGACCACATGATGCGCGTTCACGCGCGGGTCGCCCAATACGACATCGAGACCCAGCACGTCGCATGGCTGCACGACATCGTCGAAGACACCGACGTGACCGGCGGTGACCTCTTCGACATGGGCTACAGCGAAGCCGTCGTCGAGGCTGTGCTGCTGCTGACCAAGCCAGAGAAGATGCCCTACGCGGAATACATCGACCGGCTGTGCCAGTCGGGGAACCACCGCGCCCTTCTCGTCAAGCTGGCCGACAACGCGGACAACACTGATCCGAAGCGTTGGCTCTACCTGAACACCTTCAAGGCGCAGGCGCTGTCCAAGCGTTACCACGGCGTCCGCGAGAAACTTCTGAAAGCATTGGAGAACTAATCATGAACATCCAAGACACCCTGAACAACCTGGCCCAGATCGGCAAAGAGGTCCAGGAACTGCAGCGCAAGGCGAAGCAAGCCCGCAAGGCGGCGCTGGAGCCATTCCTCGAGGCGCTGGCCGCATCGGGCGAGGTCTCGATCATCACCGTCCGCGGCTACACACCGTCCTTCAACGACGGTGAGCCCTGCGAACACGGGGCCGACTTTTGGGTCAACATCGACCAGCACTGGGGCGACGAGGTCGACATGACCGAAGAGATCGGAGAGATCTTCGAGGGGCTCCAGAAGACCTACGTCTACGAGCGGCCGAGCTACACACGCATCGAGATTCCCGAGGCGATCGAGGCCAACCGCAAGCTCTGCGCCGAGCACGGCCACGTCTTCGACAGCCCCTCGGACGAGATCGTGCAGGCGATCAGCGCCGTGATCTATGACTCGATCGAAGAGGATTTTGGGACGAACTACTACGTCGCTTTCGTTCTCAAGGATGGCAAGTTCGAGCGCACCGAGGGCGAGTATGACCCCGGTTACTGAGCACCCCCGCTGGTATAACGCAGAACGGAGGGGCGAAACGCCCCTCCACCTCCCCGATTGGGTGAGCCATGAAGACTTCCCTCGCGAAGACTTCAAGTATGCTGACGCGGAGTATGTCTACTGCCGCACCAATCCGCTTGTGCAGCACATCATCGAGTCTGCTCCGCTAACCAAGCGGTTCAGGCGCGTCCTGATCGACGTCAAGGTCCAGGATCTCCACCCAGAGATCTGCTCCTGCCTGCCAGGTTGGCATCTGGATGGCTCGATGCAGGAGATCGAGGTCCACCATCTGTGCGTCCTGAACGGCCCGCAGACGGAGTTCATCAACGAGCCGCTGTTCCTCGACCAGCACCACAACATCCCCGACGACGTCAGGATCGCGCCTGCCCGCGAGGGCTTCATCACGACCTTCACCAGCCTCGACTTTCACCGAGGCGTGTTCGCCACCAAGCCCACCCGCCGCCTACTGGTGCGTCTCACCGAGACCAACATCATCCAGCCGCGCAACAAACCCCAACCCCCGAGCCAAGGAGCCATTCGGTAATGCCGGTAACAATGATCTGGAAGATCTTCGCCGAAGAAAAACCAAAGCATAATCAAGACATCCTTTGGCTCCAGGTCCGTAGCTCGTTCGCGGCTTATGGATTTGATCCAAAAGAAATCACTGTGGAATACCAGTGGGAGGAGGTCGATGCGGAAGGTTACCCAACCGGCACTGGAATCATCTACACCGAGGGGGACGAGCCCCCTGAAAACTGTCGCATGATCCTCCTGGCTGAGGGGTGGGAAATGCAAGAGACGGACTTGTGGATGGCTGTTGAAGACTACGACCGATTCCTGATTGAAAACATCCCACAACTGAAAGGGGAATAACTCAATTGACCGAAGAAGAACGCATCGCCAAGGAGAAAGAAGATGTCCTCCAACTGGCCGCTGCCATGTCCACAATGCAAGGTGCTTTGCAGCGCATCCGACTTCTCGAAGAGAAGCTGAAACACGCTGACAACGCCTTCGAGTTGTTCCAACGACACCTTGGCGAGAAGCTCATGGTCGAGTGGTGGCGCGACGGTGGATGGAAGCCGACCTTCGCACACAAAGCCATTCAGGATGTCCGCGATGGCATCAAGAAGGTGCTGCCATGAACGAAGCGCAACGAGAAGAGATCGCCCGCATCCTCGAACTGGTTGCGGCCGAAGGCCTGCCCCACCCGCGCAACCTCGACGCTGCGCTGGACGCGATCGCGGAAATCTTCCCGCACCGTGTCCTCGTCCCAGCCCACGACCACTCCTACCGCTGGGCCGATCTGCGGCACCAGAAGGTGTGCGTCAGCGATTACAGCCGGGGCTTCGTCTACGAGTATCACGGCGACGAATACGTCGATGAAGGCTTCCGTGTCGAAGAGCATTGGGTCGCTGTGTGACCCCCTTCGAGCGCGAACTTCGGGAACTCGGCCTGATCGAGAAGCCCAAGCAGAAACCCAAACCGGAGCCCGTCGACCGGACTCCGACTGACCCTTGGTGGAAGAGAGGCGAAGAATGTCCACACTGAACCAACAGAACTGGGGCTGGTATGTCGGCCACACCGACGAAGAATACAACAGCGGCCCCTACCAGACTCGTGCCGAGGCGGTGCAGATCGCCAAGGAAGAGTATGAGGGTGCTTACATCGCAGAGGCCTACAAGCAGCCCGAGTCTTTGGCATCCTACTTCGACGCAAATCGGTTCCTTGAGGAAGCCGAGGAAAGTGCTTACGATATGGCAAATCCTGACGGCGACCCTATTTTCGACGCCACTGCAGCGCAGATCAACGACCTGGAGAAGCGAGTGCGGGCGACGATCGAGCGGTGGCAGGAAGACCATAAGCTGGTGTTCATGCCTTGGATGTTCACCGACTCACGCAACGAGGAGTTCATTGATGGCGAAATGGGAGATTCCTGACAACAGGGATCAGAAGCGGATCAAGCAACTCGAGGAAGCTCTCGCAGCCTACCTCGAAACTGATGAAACACCGGACGACGATCCATCGGAGTTTGGCGACATAAAACGAACAGCGAAGGCACTTTTGCAGAAAGGAGGGCCCCGGTAACGGGGCCTTTTTTCATGGCTGGAACATCGAAGATCAGATGGCGACGAGACATAGAAACCCTGGCCAAAGAGCGTGGCTGGGATGTCGAACCGACGAATGGCGGTCACTACCGCCTCAAACGGGGCCCCCACGTTGTGATCGCCCCGTCCTCACCCCGCAACGCATCACGAACCATGGCCAACACCCTGGCCCTCATGAAGAGGTATGAGAATGACCCCCGTCCAATCATCTAACATTGCGGCAATTGGCCACGACCCGATCACTCTGACCCTCACGGTCGAGTTCAAGGGTGGCTCTCGGTATTTGTATCAACACGTCCCGACCGTCCTTTTTGATCAATTGGTTAAAGCCGACTCGGTCGGGTCGGCATTTCACAAGCTGATCAAGAGCCAGCCTGATAAGCATCCGTTCACTCTATTGCCGTGAATTATAGGTTAAGCCCCTATTAACGAGTCCCAGCGAATCGCTTTAGGTGGCTTCTGTATCCGTTGGAGGATCACAGAGATCATGCTGTCAGCGAGTGAAGTGGCGAACCAGTTGCGCGTCTCGCCCCGCACAGTCCACCGGTGGGCTTGCGTTGGGACTCTCCCCGGTTATCGAATAGGTCGCGTCTATCGGTTCAAACCCGAAGACGTAGAACTGTTGCTGGAGAGTCACAAGTGTCAGGTCGTGTCTATAAACGTGAAGGTTCGAGCGTCCTCTGGCTCGATTACACCTTGCCAAGTGGAAAGAGAGTACGACAGTCTTCTGGAACGTCTGATGAAAAAGAGGCAGAGAAGAAGCTCAAGCAGCTGATCAATGCTTCGAAGTCCCTATCGTTCAAGGAAGCTGTGATCGACTTCTTCGCCACTCGCAAGGATCTCAAACCCTCGAGCATCCGGCGTTACGAGGTCTCCCTCGTCGCAGTCGATCCGTTCATCGGCCCTCTTGCCATGAGCGACATCGACGTCGATGTGATCAAGGGCTTCATCGCCTTCCGGCGCAAACAGGTCCAGGCCGCGTCCGTCCGACGCGACCTGGCATTCATCTCGACCGTGTTCAGTCATGCGATCGAGAACATGCCGAGCGGCCCGCCGTTCAATCCGGTGATCATGCTTCCCAAGCGTTCCCTCAAGGAGCGTGAGATCACCCGTTGGCTGCGGTGGGACGAGTATCAGCGGCTGCTTGCAGCTTGCAGTGACGACCAGCACCGCCTGATCATCAAGACGGCGGTGCTGACCGGCATGCGGCACGGCGAGATCGCCGCGCTTCGCAAGCCCATGTTCCTCTGGGAACGGAACGAGATCGTACTACCGGTAGCGGTCACGAAAAGTAGCGAAGAACGGGTGATCCCGCTCTGTGCCGAGATTGTGTCTGAGCTCCAGGCCCACTGTGCCAAAGCTCCGCGCGACCTCGTCTTCTACCATCGGCCGCATCCCCTCGAACCGGCCCAACCCTACAAGGCGTTCACCCGCTTCTGGCATGGTGCGCGCCGCAGGGCAGAACTGAAAGACGTGCGATTTCATGACCTTCGCCATACCTTTGGCTCCTGGTGGGTCCAATCGGGTGGTGATATCTACCCCCTATCCAAGGTCATGGGTCACACCACAACGCAGATGACAGAGAGGTACGCACACCTGAATACCGAGGCCGCACACCGCGAAGCCCGAGAAGTGTTCCGGCACATTTTCAGGCACAGTTCGACGGATTCTGTGGCACAGTGACCGCTAACCCATTGAAATGATTGGTAGCGGAGGAGGGACTCGAACCCCCGACACGCGGATTATGATTCCGGGTTGTGAAAGGGCTAAGGTCTTGATTCCGCTACCAGTTTGATCGGTCAGAGGGTCATTACTCGGTCATCAGGTGTGCCATCGTTGACACAAAACGAGGCACAGCTAGATGAGCACCATAGAACGAGACCAGGAGATCCGCGAACGCTACGTCGATGGCTCCACAGCCAATGAGCTGTCGCGCTCATATGGCTTGTCAGAGCCGCGGATTCGTCAGATTGTGGCGGGAGTGAAGAAGGGACGGCAGGGTCGAGAGAACCGGCCAGTCTCCGACGTGCATAAGCGCCTCGGAAGACGGATCTATGATCACCGGTTCGACAACCAGCTAACACGGCGCTTCATGGCGGCGAAGTTGGGCTGGTCAGTTTCCAAGTTGTATAATTTGGAGGAGGGGCTCGTGGACCCGACCTTGCTTGATCTACAAGACATATCCACGTTTATGAAAACCAGCATTGGAGAATTGCTGAACAATGTCATCAGTAGACACTAGGCTTAAAGACTTCTGGTCGTTCGCGAGTTGCTGGCATACAACTCGTGAAGACCACTGGTTGTTCTTTATAGAAGACCTCGCCAACTCATCCACCGGTATCGTTCAAAAAGCGGCTTCGAAGCTGACGCAGAGGTATCATGAATCTGCAACCGGTTGACCACTACGGTCTTCACTGGGACAAAAGCGTAGCGTGGCTCCACCAGGGACGTGGGGCCGCGAACTTCTTGGGGGTGAACCAGCGTTCACCCTTTCAAGTCACCGACGCTGGTATGTGCAATCACCTAATCCCGGCTGCAGCCCCGATCCCGGACAAGCTGCAATGGGCCGAGTTCATGAAGGTGATCAATGACCCTCTAGTTCGCGCAATGCTACCGGTCCCTAATGGTTCCGGCCATTATGTCGCCGACCCTTATGACGACCTCAGCTTGTATCTCACGAGCCTTGCCAGACTGTCGAGTCCTATCAAGCCGATCGTCAAGCCGCTCTGGACGATGACATCAAATCAGATCCAGAAGGCCCTGCGTGAATCAAACGTGCAGCCGCTCGTTCTGTCGCAGGCGACGGCCAAGGATCAGAAGCAACTGTCCGAAGTCGCCAAGCTGATAAACTATTCGCCCCGCACGGTGATCATCACAGGCGCAGCTGATCTTGTTGTCCCCTCTCCGATGCAGCGCATCACCACGGAGATCAGGTCGATGGACATCCACGATTTAATGACTCTGCCCCTTGAGAACTTGGGGGCGACAATCCTACGTCGTCACGCACGGAAGGAAGAAATTGACGCCCCGATGGAAAGTCGGGATGAGCGTCGGAAACGGATGATGGATGAGCGCAACTCTTCGTGACTATCAGGTAGCTGACCTCGCCTTCTACATGGCGACACCTCGGTGCCTGAACACCAGCGATCCCGGCACTGGCAAGACCGCAAGCGTTTGTGCCTATTCCTGGTTCCTCTGGTCAGAGCTACAGCACCGCACCATCTGGTCGATGCCCAAGTCGCTTCTCAAAAAGAACCTTGACGAGCTCCTTCTATTTTCGGGGTTCAAGCCGGAAGATGTCGTCATTGTCGACGGCACTCCCAAACAGCGCAAGAAGGCGATCGAGTCCGACGCCAAGGTCTTCCTGATTGGCTTCACAGCGTTCTCCACTGAGTGGGAACAGCTTCTGGCCGCACACCCCGACATCAACGCGGTGTTGGTCGACGAGCTCCACATGGGCTACGGCGGCAACAACTCGCAGCGGACGCAGAACCTCTACGCCGCGATGGAGAAGATCAAATACTTCGTCGGTATGACCGGCACGATCATCAACGGTCGGCTGTCTTCGGCCTACCCCTGCATCCAGTTGATCGAGCCGAGCCGCTACTCCGGTGGCTACCACCACTTCATGGCGCGTCACGCGCTTGAGGACTCCTACGGCCGTGTGATCGCCTGGTGCCACCCGGAACTGCTCAAGCCCTTCTTCTACAAGTTCGCCATCCGGCACACTTTTGAAGAGGTCTACGGCCCCGAGGCCAAGGTCATCATCCCCGAGAAGATCCAGATGGACCCTCGGCAGCGCGAAGCCTACGACGAGTTCGAAGAGACTGCCCTGCTCGAGCTCGAAGAAAACTGGCTCGATGGCTCGTTCTCTACGGCAGTGCATCTGATCAAGTGTCGGCAGATCATGGAGCATCCGCAGACTCTCGGTGCGCCGCTGGACGAGATCAAGACGACGGGCAAGGAAGACCGCCTGATCATCCACCTCGAGGACGTCAAGCAGTCTGGCAAGCCGATGATCGTGTTTGCCGCCCTTGTCCCACAGATCGAACGAGCAGCAGAGATCGCCCGCAAGATGGGGCTGCGCGTCGGCATGATCCACGGCGGGGTCTCAACCAAGAAGCGGTTTGAGATCGACGAAGCCTTCCGCGCTGGGGAACTCGACGTGGTGATCGCCTCACCGGCCACCACAGCGGTCGGCTACAACTGGGGTCATGTCGACACAATGGTCTTCATGTCCCTCGACTACATGGACTCATCCTTCGTGCAGGGCTACCGCCGAGCCATCCGTGGTGTCCGTGGCAAGCCGCTCCTGATCTACATCCTCCAATACGAGGACTGCAGGGTCGAGGACCGAATCATCGAGATCGTCGAACGCAAGTCCAAACTTGCCAGTGACGTCGACGATACGAAGGAAAAGATCACCCTTCGGGCTGAGAAGCCCAAGAAGGAGAAGACCGCTGCCCCACTGCCGCGGTCGATGTCAGAGCTCCTATAGTATAACGAATCGGAATACTGTTGCAGTCCGAACCGGATTGCACCAGTTTGTTGGGGCGGGTCATGATGACTCGCCCCTTTTTCTATGTGCGCAACTCAAAAGGAATATGCGTAATGGCAAGCGTTCAAGAAGCGATCCAGAAGGCCCGTGAAGCTGCAGCTGACGCTGTGGTGATCGACCATCAGCCTTCGACGGATGTGGCTGTGGTCTCCCCCGCCGCTCCCCCGATGACCTTCATGGCTCCGTCGATGGAGACCATGGCTGTCAACTCGGGCATCTCGAAGTCCGTCGAGACCTGGATCAAAGTCAGCGAGTTCGGCATCAACATCGGCACCGATCGGACGCCGTTGTTTGAGACCGTCAAGGTCAAGATCCTGATGGCTGAAAACGAAGGCTTCTTCGTCAAGCACACGATCAAGACCCAGGCTGGCGACTACTACTCCTGCTACGACGGCACGACCTGTGACAAGGGTGGCCTCTTCTCGGACGCGGTGTCTCGCGTTCAGCGGATGGAGCCCAATCAGAAGGTCTATGCGTCGGCCGACATCATCTTCGTCCTCGCTGAAGATGTGAAGCTCAAGGACAAGACCCTCCCCGCTGGCACGAAGCTCGGTCACACGACCTCGATGTCCAACTGGCAGAACTGGGCCGAGTTCTACCGTGATGTCGCGAAGGCGGGTCAGCTGGGCCAGGAAGTTGATGCCATCCTCGGCTTCGACACCGTCACCAGCAAGAAGAACGGCAAGACCTGGGGCGTTCTCAACTTCAAGGTCGCCTGATCGTAGGGGCCTTCGGGCCCCTACTCCAGTTTCCGAGGGGTTGAGTTCAGACATGCCTCCCCCTCAACCCAGCCGCAGGTGGTTTAACAGCGGCAGCGCAGAGATGGGACATTACCTCCGACCCGGAGACTGCGCACACCGCCAAATTCAGAGACTGGCTCCGCAAGCTGCTGTCGGCAGTGGAGGGCCCACAGGTTCCGACAGGGCCGTGGTGGGAGGGCCCGTGTAAGCAACGGGGAGCGGGAATGTCAGGTGGTGCCCCGCACAATTTCACATCATCCAACAGGATACCATGATCAAGAGCCAGTTGATCGACAGGCGGAACTTCTACGAAGTCCGTCAGTCCATTCTCGACAAGATTTATGCGGCCGACATCGTCGGCTTCGACATCGAAACACATGACGAGGGCCGGCACTCGGGCCTCGACGCCTTCATGAAGGCCACGCACAAGCTGGTCTTCGACGTGAACCGCACGACGGTCACAGGCTTCTCGTTCTACTGCGACGGTGACGACACGGCCTACTACGTCAACCTGGCGCATGCGGACGTCGAGAACCGCCTGACTTGGGACGAGGCCCGCCAGCTTCTGGATCAGAAGCGTCCCGACGCCAACTGGATCTGCCACAACGCGCCCTTCGAGATCACCATGATGTCGAAGTCACTCAGTTACTTCCTGTCGAACGTGATCTGCACCCTGCAGATGGCGGTTTCGACGTTCAACGAAGACCAGTATCCGCTCGACGCCATGCGCGGCATGCGCTTCGGCGGGCTGTCTGTCCTGCTGCCCGAGATCGGTCGGGTCTTCGCCAGTTGTGATCCCTACAACCTGACCGAGGCGCAGTCCGAAGTCCTGTCCAAGGTGATCGGCAAGGCCTCGAACGCAGCCCACTCCTACAACGGGATCGTGCGGGAACTGTCCTACGGCTACGGCCTCAAGAAGCTGACCAAGTCGTTCTTCAACTACGACCAGACCAGCTTCGACACCGTGCTGAACGGCAGGGAGCACATGGGCAAGCTGACCGGTGAGGAAGTCTGCGCCTATGGTGCTGACGACGCCTACTGGACCGTCCGCATCTTCCACAAGCTGCTTGCCATGATGGCGCAGCAAGACCCGCGCCTGATCGACACCTTCTTCGATCAGGAGAACCCGATGATCTACGTGTTCTCCGACATCTGGCAGCAAGGCATGAAGATCAATGCCAGGGCCGTGCTGTCGCAGCGGGACATCGAGCGGTCCAACTACGCGCAGGCGCTGCGTGAGCTCCAGCAAACCATCCGGGACATGCTCCCGTTCCCTGACGAGCCCTCGAAGGGACTGATGGTCGAGGACTGGTACGCCAAGAACTGGGCGACCTACCGGGGCAAGGTGATCGGTTGGGCCACGCGTGACCTTCCGGCTGACGACTACGCCTGCATTCAGACCACTGCTGGTGCCGTGTCGAACGCATGGGCGACGGAGCGCGGCCACCGCAAGAGCGCGGGCCCCAACTTCTCCCATTACATGATCATGCGGACGCTGATGTATGACCTCCCTGGGATCAAGCCGATCTACAAGGACGGGAAGGTTGCGTCTGATGCCAAGGCCCGAAGCAAAGCCACGGGCAAAGGCATTGACGCGCTGCTGGAGAAGCTGAACCAGTTGTCGGGCATCGAGCAGCGGATGAAGCTGTATCTGACGCCCTACCTCCAGCTGATCGACCCGCAGACAGACCGCGTCTACCCGGTCGTGTCGTCCAAGCTGAACAGCCGCCGGATGGCCGCATCGTTCCCCAACCCGATGCAGTTGGCCAAGCGTGGCGAGTCGACCTACGTCCGCGGCTTCTACGAGCCAGACGAGGAAGATCACGTCGTCCTGTCGATCGACTGGTCGCAGATCGAACTGGTGCTGATCGGCGACTTCTCCCGTGATCCCAACTTCTTCGAAGCCTACGGCCAGATCCCGTTCCGGGATCTGCACTGGAAGGCGACCGCTGCGGCCATGAACATGACCGTCGAAGAGGTCAAGGCGCTGCCGGATGCCAAGAAGCTGCGGACGATCATCGGGAAGGGCTCCAACTTCAACTACTGGTACTCGGGCGCTCTGTCGACCGTGGGCGATGCGATGGGTTGGTCGGCCGATGAAATGTGGCGCAAGACCGAGGGCTATCGGGAAGAGTTCGCGGTCGCAGAGAAGTGGCGCACCGACCTGATCGCCGAGGCGCGGGAGAAGGGCTTCATCACCCTCCCCGATGGCCACCGCCGGTCTCGCTTCGAGGCCACCTATGCGTGGCAGCACATGTGGATCGACCGCTGGACCGAGCTCTACGGTCCTGGCTTCGCCAACTTCGGCCGACTCTTCGTCAAGTCGATCTCGACCCGCGCTGCCAACCAGATCGTCAACTCGATGATCCAAGGCTCCTGCGCCACGCTGGCCAAGCGGTCGATCCTCGCGATCCGGCAGATGATCAAAGAGAAGGGCTTCCGTGCCCGCTTCATGATCCCGATCCACGACGAATTGGTCTTCTCGGTCCACCGCGATGACGTCGTGGCGTTCCTCAAGGAAGCCAAGCGGATCATGTGCCACCACCCCGACATCATCGAGACGCTGGCGGTCGACGCCACCGCTTCGATCGGTCGGAACTTCGAACCCTACCATCCCGCGAAGGCAGCCTTCGGCCAGATCGAACTGGACGAGGCCCCGGTGCTGGAAGGGTTCATCGGTCCCGAGCTCAAAGACACGCGGCTCGGCGACGACAACATCAAGCGTGTTCTCAACTATCTCTTCAAGGAAGCAGCATGACCAAAGGTGAATACAGAGTCGGGATCGACTTCAACCCGAGCAGTGACAGCACCGTCTATCGGATCAAGCGCATGGCCGCTGACCTGATCGACCTGATCGAGACGATTCCTGCCGACACGGCAGATCGGCCGCGCCTTAAGGATCTGGCCCAGAACAACGTCGAAGACGCTGCCATGTGGGCGGTCAAGGCAGCAACCAAACCGGAGTTCAAAGCATGACCGACAAGCAAGACGCCTACAACGTGACCGCTGACGAACTGCGCCAGTTCGTCGAACGCTTCGAGGAATTGGAGCGCGAGAAGCAAGATGTGACCGACCAGCAAAAAGATCTGATCGCAGAGATCTCTGGTCGCGGATACGACAAGGCCGCATTCAAGGCGATCATCGCCATGCGGAAGAAGAACCCCGACGACATCGCCGAGTTCGAAGCAATCCTGGAACTCTACAAGCAAGCACTGGGGATGGAGTGATGCGCCTGATCGTCTCGATCATCGGACTCTTCACCTACGCCGCCCTACTCGGCTTCCCCGTTCTCTACGTCATGGACAAACTGGTATGAAAAAACTCGGCCTCTTCCTCTGGAACTTCTCCCTCTTCTTCGGTCTCGTGTCAGTCATGGCTCTTGGGGCCATCTCGGCGATCTACTTCGCCTTCTGCTTCATCGCCTGGAACATGCTCGGCGTTGATCAACTGACCGAGAACGCCCTGGTGGCCGTGCGGATCGCGATGGTCTTCTCCTTCGCCGTTACGACCAGCTGGATCTTCACCGATGGTCGTCGCGAGTGGGACTGGTGACTATAGTATAACTCGGTCGTTTCCTAGTAGTAGCGGGGATCAAACCCCACTATTACTGGGGGATGGTCAGCGCATGGAAGAACACTGAGAAAGAATTTGAGGGCGTCTTTGCTTCTAAGGGCAAAGGCGCTTTTGTACATCGACTGACAGATACTGCTGCGGCTAAGGCCACTTCTGGCAGTAAAGCCTTCGTTGCCAAGCAACCGTCAGATTACATCGTGACGGACAACGGCTTCACCTATTACGCGGAAGTGAAATCTTCGCACGACGAGATCTCCTTCCCGCACTCCAACATCCAGCAGTTCCAGATGGCGTCTGCCCGCCGGATCACAAAGGCCGGTGGCACCTACGTCTTCTTCATCAAGAACCTGCTTACAGGTCAGTGGTACTGCATCCCGGCAGAAATCATCATAGCAGCGGATAAGAAGTCGACCCGTTGGGCCGACATTGAATCCTTCAAATGGACGCTGCAATGACCTTCCCCGACATCATGGTCGACCTCGAGACCACTGGCACTTCCCCCGACGAAACGGCGATCATTCAGATCGCCGCTGTTCGTTTTAACCTACAGACAGGTGAGGTCGATCCCAACGTCTTCGATATGTGCCTGTCGATCCCACCGCGCCGCTATTGGGACGAAGGCACTCGGGTCTGGTGGTCGAAGATGCCCGAAGTCCTGATGGACATCTGGCAGCGCCAACGCCCGCCCGAACTGGTGATGCGCGCGTTCGCCGACTGGGTCCGTGCCACCGACACCGGCGGTTCTGATCTGCACTTCTGGTCCAAGCCAATCAGCTTCGACTGGGCCTTCCTGCAGTCCTACTTCCGGCAGTTTGAGGTCGGCAATCCGTTTCACTTCCGTCAGGCGCAAGACATGAACACCTTCATCCGCGCCCGTTACTACCCCGATGAAGCACCGCCCCTGGAGAAGACCTTGCCGTTCGACGGCAGTGAGCACAACGCGCTCGACGACGTCTTCCACCAGATCAAGGTCGTGCTGACCGCTTATGAGGAAACCAAGTGAACTACGAAGTTCTCGGCGACCCACACCTCGGCCGCAAGTTCGAGACCGGCGTCCCGCTCCATCGGAAGGGGGAGCGGGAACACATGCAGCGTCAGACGTTCATCGACGCTCTCATGGAAGCAACGGCAGACGTCCATGTGACCATGGGGGATCTGTTCGACAAGTTCATCGTGCCGCCGGAAGTCGTCCTGTTTGCGGCCCACACCTACATGGCTGCAGCCGAACGAAATCCGAACACGATCTATGTCGTGCTCCGGGGCAACCATGACGTCTCCCGCAACCGGGACAAGGCTTCATCGTGGGACATCTTCTGCGCTCTGGTCGACCAGCATCCGAATGTTTGGGCCGTGGATGATGTCCCGGCGTCCTACGAGAACCTGTTGTTCATTCCCTACGACCCGTTCAACTACGATCACCTGGAGGAACATCTTGCGGACGGGATTGACACGGCGTTTGGCCACTTCGACGTTGTTGACTTCGGAGGTCATAACGTCGCTCCCACCGAGCTTCTTGCGAGTCATGGTATCAAAACCCTCATCAATGGGCACGACCACCTCGCTCGTGAACTCGTTCGCGACGAAGTACGCATCGTGGTTACTGGCTCAATGCAGCCCTACACCCACGCCGAAGACAAGACCGGTGACCTATACGTCACTGTGTCACTCGATGATCTTGGCACTCTCGACCTCCGAGACAAGAATGTCCGAGTCCTTCTCAAAGCCGGTGAGACGCTTCCTACCGATCTCGACTGTCTGAGCCTGACCGCCAAGCGGGTGGCATCGGACGAGACTGAAACGGTCGACACGACCGAGTTCGACAGCCTCGACATCGACGACATGCTGGCCATCAGCCTCGACGGGCTGACGGTCAAAGACAGCGTCATGTCCTTTTTCAAAGATCTTCGCCATGCTTCGTAAGCTCTACATCGACCAGATGTTCCGCCACTTCGACCGGACGATTGAGTTCGGCAAGGGGCTGACCGGCATCATCGGCAAGAACGAGTCGGGCAAGAGCCTGATCGTCGAGGCGATCCGCTTCGCACTCTTTGGCTCGGCCGCACTGCGCGGCAAGTCCGAAGACTACAAGAAGCTGCACGTCGAGCTCTGGTTCGACGTCAAGGGCCTGCCCTACCATGTCGTTCGCAAGGCCGGGAAGGTCGAGCTCTACCGCGATGGAGCCGAGCTTGCCTCTGGCACCAAGCCGGTCAACGCCGCGATCATCGACGCCCTTGGCTACGACCTGACTGTCTTCGACGTCGCCAACGCCTGCAATCAGGGCAACGTCGAGGCGCTGTCCAACATGCGCCCGACCGAGCGCAAGTCGATGGTGGATCGCACCATCGGTCTCGATGTGTTGGACGATGTGATCGCCCACTGCGGGGCCGAGGCGCTGGCCGCGAAGAAGCTGGCCGACGCACTGTCGCGCAACCTGGTCGAGCCGATCGAGCCCATACAGCCCGAAGGCTATATTCCGGCCGTATCGCTTGAAGACGATCTTCGGCTGAACCGGAAGCTGCAACAGAAGCGCAGCCAACTGCAGGGCTGGCTCACCGCGGCACCGGCCCAACCGAACGCACCGGCCAAGTGCCTGGTGCTCGAGACGGTCGCCGAACTGACTGCCTACCAGCAGACCCGCACCAGCCTGCAGAACGAGATCAGCGGCATCGAATCCGATCTCAAACGCCTCGTGCTGCCGAAGTATCCCGCCGCCTTCCTCGACGCTCAGGCCGAGCAGTGGATCGCCTATGGCTTCTGGCTGCAGAAGAAGCGGTTCCTCGATCAGGGCCATCTGTGCTGCCCGTCCTGCAACCACGAATGGCCCATCGCTGCTGACGCCTTGAAGTCCTTCGAAGGTGTGGTCGAGGTCGCCAAGCCCGAGATCACCGAGATGCAGATCAACACCGAGCGTGATCGTCTCGGCAACGTCGACAAGCTGGACGAACTGACCGGTCTGATCAACAGCCTGACCGCCAAGCTGGGAGGTATGCCCGACCGGTCTGCCGACCTTGTGGTTCGTAGAAACGCAGATGCGGCCGAGGCCCAGTATGCCGCACAGGTCAAAGCCTACGACGCCTATCAGGCCGAGTTCACGACCAAGAAGGCTGAGTTCGATGCGCTGGAGAACATCGACCAGACCGTCGAGGCGCTGGCCGCGCAGCATCAGAGTGCTGTCGTCTATGAGCGGGACCGCAAGGCCTACACCGAGGCTGTTGGCCGCTATCAGACCGCGCTGGATCAGGTCCAGTCCCACGTCCAGCAGTCCGACGAATACGCCGAGGCCAAGCGGCGGGTGCAGGCCCTCAAGGTCCAGGTCAAAACCCACCTTCTGCCGTCGCTGAACAAGGTCGCGTCAATCCTTCTGAACCAGATGACTGGTGGGGAACGCTACGAGGTTCTGGTCGACGAGGACTTCGAGATCACCATCGACGGTCAGCCGATCGGCACCCTGTCTGGTTCTGGCAAAGCTGTTGCCAACCTGGCCGTCAGGATCGCTCTCGGCCAGATCCTCACCAACAAAGTCTTCTCCGTCTTCTTTGCAGACGAAGTCGATGCAGCGATGGACGACGACCGCGCTGCTTACACGGCGCAGGCCCTGCGTCGTCTCACCGACCTGATCGGCCAGGTCGTGATCATCACCCACAAGCGTCCCGAGACGGACCATTTGATCGAGCTCAAGAAATGAAGACCAAGAATCCCTTCCACCTTGCCGAAGCTCTCGACATCAAGGTCCGCGAAGCGCGGGCCAAGCTGCGGGAAAACCCTGAGTACGAGGCAGGGTGGGGCCGTCCCGGCATGCACCCTTACATCATCAGCCGCCGCCACATCTCGTGGCCGAAGTGGCCGAGTGAAGATGCACAGCTTCTGTATGAGCACAAGAAGCTCCACGACGAGGGCAAGGTCACGATGTGCCAGGGGCGTGATGGCGACTGGTTGATCCAGTACGCGATCCCGAACAACCCCCCTGTTCGCCGCACCACCTACTTCTTCTGTGGAGATTATTACTGATGCTCATCGCCATGACTGGTGGCAAGGGCTCGGGCAAGGACACCTTTGCCCAAGTCCTCGTCCAAGAGTTCGACTTCGTCCATACCCGCTTCGCGGACCCGCTCAAGAACATGTTGCGGACCCTCTTCCGCGAAGCCGGTCTGGACCCCGAGGACTACATCGAAGGTCCGTTCAAGGAAGTCCCGCTGGACATCCTTGGTGGGAAGACACCGCGCTACGCCATGCAGACCCTGGGCACTGAGTGGCGCGATTGCATCGACCGCAAACTCTGGTCCCGCCTCTGGCAGGCCAGGGTCGAGCTGATCCTCAAGGAAGGCAAGCCAGTGGTCGTGACCGACTGCCGGTTCATCCATGAGGCGGCGACGATCCGCAACATGGGCGGCTTCATCTTCCGCGTCGAGCGACCCACGCGCCGCAACGACGATCTGCACGTCTCCGAGCAAGAGATGAACCTCATCGAGGCCGATGAAGTGATCCTCAACATGGGCTCGATCAACCAACTCCACAACAAAGCAAGGGCCGTTTTCCGTGAGTATTGCCGCTAAGATCATCGCCGACAGCAAGTGCCTGACCAGTGGGAAGCGCATCACCACGATGCAGCTGCGGTATCCCCGCATCATCCACGCCGAGTTCATGACACATCGGGTCTTCTCCCGGAACGCATCCTCGTCCCGTGCCGTCCCGGTCAAGAAGCTGATTGAAGAAGCCCGCTACGAGACTGCAATGCCGGTGCGCTTCGGGGCCAACCAGCCTGGAATGCAGGATAAGGGCGAAGATTACGACCAGTGGGTCAACAACTGGACTCGTAGAAGTGACCTCGACGCACAGATGCTTGATCCTCAAGATGCTTGGAAAAAGGCTGCTTGGGCTGCAGCCGATGCTGCTCAATCCTTCGCTGACGCCGGATTTCACAAGCAATTTTGTAATCGTCTGCTCGAGCCCTTCACCCACATCAGCGTCGTCGTGACCTCGACCAGCTGGGCCAACTTCTACGGCCTGCGCTGCCACGCCGACGCTGACCCCACCATGAAGGCCCTGGCCGACGCCATGTGGGATGCCCATCAGGCGTCCACGCCGACCGTCCTCACGCGGTTCGACTGGCATCTGCCGTATATCACCGACCGGGATCGTGAAACCCTGTCGGCAAAGCAGTTGCTGATCGCCTCTGCGGCCCGCTGCGCACGGGTATCCTATAACAAGCACGACGGATCTTCCCCGTCCTACGAGGATGATCTAGCCCTGTACGAGAAGCTGGTCACCGCCGAACTCGTCCACGCTTCGCCGCTCGAGCATCAAGCTCTTCCTGATCCCGATGGACTCAGCAAAGACCTTTGGGGCAACTTCGACGGCTTCGTCCAATTCCGCAAAACCATCCCCAATGAGGCAATCCATGACGTACGTTGAGTTTGTGAAGAAGGTCGAGTCCACCAGCTGGCATCAGCCAAACGAGCGGCTGCTTCATGCCGCGATGGGTCTCTGCACTGAGGTCGGTGAGCTCTTCGAGCTCGAGTCTGACGAGCACATGATCGAAGAGATCGGTGACGTCTTCTGGTATCTGGCGCTGGCCCATGACGCCCTCGGCCTGGACTTCGACGCCAGTGAGATCGACCAGGATTTCACTGACTGGGAGCCGCGTGGCGAGACCCCGCTCGACACCTTCACCATCTACGCGACCGAACTGCTCGACATGGTGAAGAAGCAAGTGTTCTACGGCCGCGCGATCGACGTGAAGAAGGCCGAGCTGACCCTGTTCACGCTGAAGATGGCTCTTCAGTTCGGCCTTGAAAGCGAAGGCATCAAGGTCGCCGACGTCCTGCAGGCCAACGTCAACAAGTTGACGACGCGCTATCCCGAGAAGTTCTCGGAAGAGGCGGCGAACAACCGCGATGTCAAGGCAGAATACGCTGCGATGAGCCGTTGAGTTTCATGGTGGGAACCTTAAACTGAGAGGTTCCCACTAACCTTTAACACTGACAGGGAACAAATGCTGGTCCGTGAATACGCATCGGGTATTGGTCAGGCCGTCGCCGACCGTACTATCAACCGTCTGAAAGAAGACGGCACTCGTGAGACTTGGGGCGACGTCGCCCACCGTGTGGCTCTTGGCAACACGAGCCTCGTTCCGGGTCGGAACACCGAATTTGATGTGATGCGGAAGCACCTGGCGCAAGCCTCGCTCCTGATGTCCGGTCGCCATCTGCAGCACGGCGACGAGAATCAGGGCCTGCGCCCGCAGGAGGTCTTCACCAACTGCTCGACCAGCGCAGCCTCGTTCCTGCTATTCCGGCTGCTGCTGTCTGGCTCCGGTGTCGGCACAGACTATTCCGACCACATGCAGATCGTCGACTGGGCGCAGCGCATGCCCAACATCGTGGTCACGATCGACCCGTCGCACCCCGACAGCCTGACCGGCGAGATCAAGGCGATGTCCCTGCGGGACGCCGAGCACCTGTATCGCTTCACCGAGACCGTCGTTCACGTCGTCGAAGACAGCCGCGAGGGCTGGGCCGAGGCCGTGCAGCTGATCGAGAAGTTCGCCTTCAAGGGCTACAACGCGGTCACCCTGATCCTCGACTTCTCCAAGGTCCGTCACCGCGGCCAGCCGATCCGCGGCATGCAGAACCGCCCCGCCTCGGGCCCCGGCCCGCTGATGGAAGCCCTCCGTAAGATCGCCCTCGTCAAAGGCTCGAACATGGCTCCGTGGATGGCCACCATGTTCATCGACCACTATCTGGCCGAGTGCGTTCTGGTCGGCGGTGCCCGCCGCGCAGCCCGCATGGCGACCAAATACTGGAAGGACGCTGGCATCCTCGACTTCATCCAGTTGAAGCGCGGCGGCTTCCTCTGGTCGTCCAACAACTCGATCCTCGTCGACGCCGAGTTCTGGGCTGAGGCCCACATCGCGGGCACCTGGGCCAATCGGGTCTTCAACGCCGCGATCGAAGCCGCCTACCACGATGGCACTGGCGAACCCGGCTTCATCAACGTCGACAAGCTCGAGTTCGACCCCACCGGCATCGAGGATTACATCGACGGTTCGTTCGTCGACATCCCGGAAATGCAGGCCTACCTCGCCGCCAAGGCTCGTGCCTGCCTCGCCGGTCCCTACCATGTGATCACCAACCCCTGCGGTGAGATCGTGCTGTTCCTGCTGGGCGGCTACTGCGTGATCGCCGACGTGGTGCCCTACTTCGCGGCCGACGACGATGACGCTGAGGAAGCCTTCCGCGTGGCCGCTCGGGCGCTGATCCGCACCAACCAGATGCGGTCGCTCTACGAGAAAGAGACCAAGCGCACCAACCGCATCGGCGTGGGCTTCACCGGCCTGTTCGAGTTCGCCCTCAAGCGGTTCGGCTACGGCTGGCACGACCTGGTCGACGAGGCCAAGAGCCAGGACTTCTGGCTGCTGATGCAGCGGTTCTCCGAAGCGGTGAAGGAAGAGGCTGCGCTCTACGCGCGTGAGCTCGGCGTCACCGTCCCGCACACCGCGACGACCGTGAAGCCCGCTGGCACCACCAGCAAGCTGTTCAACCTGTCCGAAGGCGCACACCTCCCGGCCATGCTCTGGTATCTGCGCTGGGTCCAGTTCCGCAACGACGACCCGCTGATCGAGGAATACCGCACCAAGGGCTACCCTGTCCGCGAACTGCGGTCCTACAACGGCACGACCATCGTTGGCTTCCCCACCAAGCCCGCGATCGTCGAACTGGCCGAGGAACTGGGTCTCGTCGACAAGCTGGTGACCGCCGCACAGGCGACCCCGGAAGAGCAGTTCGAATGGCTGCGTCTGCTGGAGAAATACTGGATCGGTGAGAAGCAGGGCAACCAGGTCTCCTACACCCTGAAGTACGAGCCGAAGAAGGTCAGCTTCGACGAGTTCAAGGCGACGATCCTGGCCAACCAGCCCACCGTGAAGTGCTGCTCGGTCATGCCGCAGATCGACGGGACGGCCTACGAGTATCAACCCGAAGAGCCGGTCGCGAAGGGCTACTTCGAGTATCTCGTCGGGAACATCGAGGCGGCAGCGAATGAGGACATCGACCTCGACAGTCTCAAGTGCGCGTCGGGTGCCTGCCCGATCTAAGACAAAGGGGGCCGCGAGGCCCCCTTTCCTTTTCAGCTTCTGGTCGGATTGACCGGATGCACCAGCGCCGGAATGTAATGCGGCACCGGCCGATCGAACTCCTTGATGTGCCAGTGGTGGATCTGGCAGTGCTCGGACATGGCCGAGATCCACTCCATCGCCCTCGGGAACTCGGGGGCCTCGTCCAACGTCTGCCAGGTCCATGACTGCAAGATGTTCGGCAGAGCCTCGTCCACGTACCAGAGGTCGACCATGACCATCTTCTGCACGAACTCGATCGGTCTCGGCTCGGGCTCAGGCTTCTTTTTTCTCCAGAACATCACTGACTCCATGTGGACAAGGCGGCGTGGCGAGAGCCACAGGCGCGCAACGCATCGCGGTCGCGGCCCCAATAGACTTCGATCTCTTGGTCGTTCAGCGCCCGTTGCGGCAGCACCACCGGTGTGGAACAGGGCACGGTCAGGCTTGCCGGGGGTGCTAACTGCTGAACGTCAACGGCTGTTGAGGCGCAAGACGCGAGGCAAAGGCAGGCAAGCGGGAGCAGTAGGTTTCTCAGCACGGGCCTGGTCCTCAAGCTGCATGGCAAGGTTGTCACGGGCAGTCTCAGCGGCCAGCCGCTCGGCCTCTTTCCGCGAGGCCAGTTCGGCGTTGTGGATGGCGTCGGCCTGGGCCTCAGCTATCTTGATCGCGTGTTCGGCCGTCGCCTTGGCGTAGCCGAGGCGCTGGCCGTAGAAGAAGGCCCCTGTCGCCACAAGGATGGCGATGATGAGGACTATTTCAGACCAGCGAGGCACAGCTTGGCTTCCTCGGCCCGCCGATTGACGAGCCCCTTGACCACCTTGCCCCCTGCCCTGTTGAAGAGGTTCATGCCGTTGCAGGCCGCGACGTAGTCCTTGCGGGCGAACGCCGACTGGAGCGTCTGCGACTTGCAGAACGCCCCGGCCCCGACGTTGTAGGCCAGGGACAGGAACATGCCCGCAGCCTTGGGCGGCACGTCGTCAGGCATGCAGGGGTCGATCTTGACGTAGAACTCCCCGAGAGCACCGGACAGCATCGCTTCGCACTCGGCCTTCGTGTAGATGCGGTCCTCGACGCCGCGCGTCTCGCCGAAGCAGACGGTCTTCACGTTGACGATGTCGTAGTAAGGGGCGAGGCGCAGTCCTTCCCACTTGGCGACGACCGGCAGAGCGGCGGCGACGGCCAGAGCAGCGGCTGCGGCGGCGAATCTCTTCTTCATTTCTTGAGGCTGTCCTGTGCGATGAGGCGCGAGGCAAAGGCACCGGCAGTGATCAGCAGGGTGACGGTGGGCCACATCCACGCGGGCAGTGCGAAGGTCCACTCAGACGGCAGGACGCTCATCGCCGCTTCGATGCCAGTCAGCAGCCCAGCGAGAGCGATAAGCCGAAGCGACCACGCTTTCTTCAGAACTTCCTGCCAGTTTTCGACCGGTTTCAATCACATCTCCAGTGTCTTTGACATGAACAAGCTCGACACCAAGCGAGACTTGTTCTTCTGTCAACTTTCTACCACTGGGACGGTGACTCCGTCTATACTTTACATCCAAGTATCGGGTGATGCCATCCTTGACGATGACCAGGTCGATGGGTGATCCAGGGTTTAAGGCGAGAAAGACGTCCCAACCCCGCTTCATGAAGTGGGCCGCGGCTATACCCTCGGCCCACGCTCCTATGAGATCCGTATTCTTACCCACCCTGCACCGGAAGTAGTTTCGTCAGGCCGATCAGAAGGGCGACAATCGTGCCCGCAACCATCACCAACTTGATGGCCCCAGAACCCTGGGCCATCTGAGTCTTCAGGGCGACGATCTCGGCGTCCTGCTTGTCGAGCTTCTTCTCGATCTTCGAGAGAAGCTCGGTAACCTGTTCCCACCGAGTGGTCTGGATCGTCTGCTGGGTCGCCATTGCGATTTTCAGTTCATTAATCTGGTCCTGCATGGCGCACCTATCAGATAGATCTAGCCCTCCGGTTATCAAAAAGAGACGGTTTTGTCTGGTTTTTCTTACCTGTAGTTGGCGATGATCTTCTTCACCAGCTTGGACCGCACGATGTCTGCTTCATCAAACTGGATGATCTTGGCAACATTACTATGACGCTCCAAAGCATCCTCGAGGCCCGAGGGGCCTTCGATGTCAACCTGATCCAGGTCGCCCGACACACACACACGGGCGTAGTCGCCGAGGCGCGTCAGGAAGAGTTTCATCTGTTTGGGGGAGCAGTTCTGCGCTTCGTCGAACAGCACGAAGGAATCGTTGAACGTGCGGCCGCGCATGAAGGCGAAAGGGGCGATCTCGATCTGCTTGTTCTTCAACATCTGGTCGACGTTGGGGAAGTGCTGATCCATGATCTCGCGGATCGGGGCGAAGTAGGGAGCGAACTTCTCGTTCACATCACCGGGGAGAAAGCCCATGTCTTCCTCAGCCTGGACCATGGGGCGCGTAACAACGATGCGCTTGATCTGTTCACTCTTCAGGAGTTCGCAAGCATAGCTGGTTGCGATGTAGGTTTTCCCAGTGCCTGCGGGACCAACTGCGAACGTCAGCTGGAAATTCTCAAGGGCGGAAAGCAGTTCTTTCTGCGAAGCGTTGCGGGGGGAGAGGGTATCGGATCTACGACGTCTGCTCATAACTGGGGCCTGTGATTTGTCCACGGCCCCATTCAAGCAGTTTTTGGAGGTGAAGTCAGGTTTATCACTCGGGAAAACCTGTCTTTTTTCTTCATCAACGAATCGAGATAAGGTGTAGTCTTGCATTCGTCGCTGTGGTCCAAGAAGCGGTCACCGTAAAGGTTCCAATAGGAACCTTCTCAACCTTGTAGGAGCTCAGTGCAATGATGCCGGATTGCTCCACAAACTCTGGCACGGGTGATCCAGCGGAGGCAACAATACTCACGGTTCGAGATGCTGCCAACCAGAGTCCACCCAAGATCAAACTGTTCTTATCAGGAATGGTCATCGGCACAGCAACGCTCGTAACACCAGTGTATACGTTCGCGTTTCCATAGGTCGGAACTCGGCTTCTGAAGTTACTGACCTCGAACAAGAGTGGATTGTCGATATAACCAGATCCGGTATAGGTAGCCGACACGTTTTGGATCGTACCATCCCCTATCAGAGTATGGAAAGTCGTGTTCTGGCTCTGGCTGACTTGTGTCCAACCACTTGGGTTGTTCATGTAGGTGCTGCTATTGGACCCCACGCCGATCATCACATAGAGCTTACCGCTCGTTGTGGGCATAGTAGCTTGCAAAGTTGTTGAGGTGTTCGCGTACGAACTAAAGTACCATTTTCTAGCTGTGGGAAAGCTCTCACCAGCACCAGTGAAGGGCATCAATCCGATCATTGCAGGGCCACCACGTTTGCCAAAGTACTCGTACCAAACTTGGTGATGAAGACCATGAAGTTGTGGGTCGTTCCAGTTGTGAAGGTGTCACCAGTGGTTTTCGTGAAGCCAGACAGCGTCACAGCACCAGCGCCGGTCGTGTTGCTGACACGGATCACGATGCTGTAGTTACCCGCCAGAGAGGGGGCGGTGATGGTGAAAGCACCACCGTTGGTGATCTGTTGGAAGTTACCGCCGGTGGGGTCCACTGTGAATGAAGTGGAGGCCGTCAAGTTCTTCGTCGCAGCAGTGAAGCCGCTGTCGAGGGTCATGTTGCCAGACAGGGTGCCTGCGATCGTCACCGTGGACGCGCTCGAGCCGAGGGTGATGTTTCCACCGAGGGGGTTCAACGCCAGGACAGAGGCAGCGCCATTGTTCCGAACCTGGATGTCGTTGTTGTCCATCACCAGGTTGACACTGGAGGTGGTTCCGATCTGGAAGCTATGACCGGTCGATGTCAGAGACAGAGCGTAAGCGTCGAGGCGCGCAGTCGGCGCAGTCACGGTGCCTGTGAACGTCGGGCTGGCGGTCGGAGCCTTCGCGTTGATCTGCGTCTGGATCGCGCTGGTCACACCCGTCAGATAACTGAGCTCCGTGGCCGTCACGGCGCTGGCCGCAACCTTCCCACTGGCGTCTGATACCAGGGCCACGCTGGCCGTCAGGTTAGCGGTCGCGATGGTGGTCGCGCCGCCGGTGATCGTCGCCTGCTTGGCGTTCAACTGCGTCTGGATCGCACTGGTCACACCAACCAGATGGTTGATCTGCGCCGCAGTGGCGGTGATGGCCGTCCCACCCAGAGTCAGCGACGTGGCCGTCACACCAGCGAAGGTGACATCAGAGGTGGTCAGAAGGTTCTGGCCAACTGAGTAACCACTGACCGTACCAGAGTTGGTCGCATATGGCAGAGTGATGGTAGCCAGGTCGGTGTTGCCGAAGGTCTGCAGCTTGATAGTGTTTCCGGCGATGGTGATCTTGTTGGCGTAGCGGGCGTCAGACTCGGTCTCGGTGAAGTAGCGATCGTCGTGCGTGTGTGCCGAGGGTGCGAAGGTCGATGGAACCCCTGTGAGGTTTGCCCACGCCAGATAATAGGTGCCGTCCTGACCATCGAGCTTGTCGACGTCGATCATGTACTTCGACTGAAGAGCAGACCATGCACCAAGAGCAGAGCGGATTTCCCAATACCCATTGGTCGGATTCCAACGGATCGTCCCAGTGGCGAGGTTCGTGGCCGTCGAATACGTCGGACTGAATTGAACCGCAGCGTCTATGTCTCGGTTCTTGAAAGCATCAAGAACCGTGACGTATGTAGACGCAAGAACTGGAGTACTCCAATCAGCCATCAGTAGCCCCTAGCAGACCAAGAAAAGTTTCCGCTGACCCGATTGCCGCTGACATCATACATGAGGACTTTGAAGCTGGTCGGATAAGGGACATCGACGAAATCATATACTGCAAACCGCGCAGTAGTCGAGAGGGGAGTTACAGAGATCGACTGAACATCAATGAAACTTGCCCCAAAGTTCACAGTCGTTCCGCCAGCGTCGGCAGCATTGGCGGTGCCACTACCACTTGCGCTCTTCGTCTTGGTGTTCAGGCGCACGTTGATCTTGTTGATGACAAGCAAGTCATCCTTGGTGTCACCAGTCACCCGAATGGTAAAGCGCACATAGCGGAAGTTGGTGGCGAAGCCTTGAGAATTGCCAACCGTCAGCGACGTCCACGCATCACCCACCGCGGCCTTGACGTCGATATCGACGCTGAAAGCGGAGTTCCCGAGGGTGAGTTCAACGGTCGGAGTCACAGTGATCAGGGACGACACCAGGATCGCGCCGTAGTCAAAGGTCTCCTGGTAGCTCGATGCAAGACCCGTGGACGGCTGCAGCCAGTAGCTATAGCCATCAGTGATCTGGTCCTGCACGGTGCTGTTCGAGACGCTCGTCCAGTGCTGTTCGTAGGTCTCAGTTTCGTTGACCCCGAAGTACATCTTCCCATCGTTGACGTAGCAGCGGGTCTTGGTGCCGGTGTAGGCCGAATCGAAGTCAGCCTGCAGCACGAAGTCCTGCGGCTGCGACACCACAGCAGAGACCGCAGATGGCACACCGTAGTTGCCAGCGGTGTCGATGTTGACGACCCAGTAGGTGTAGGTTCCGGCCTGGAACTCGAAGAAGGGCGCGAAGGTCGCGTCAACCTGTTGGAGGAAGGTTGCGGTTGCGAACGTCGAGCCCCTGCGGACTTCCGTGTTGCGGATCGGCAGCGTTCCAACCCCATTGGTCCAACGCAGCAGGACGTTGTTGTCCAAGACCTCAGGTTTGATGACCGGTGCGGTGGGAGCGGTGACTTCCAGCGTGTCGGTGAAGACGGCGGAAGCATTGCCAGCAACATCAATGGCCTGGATCTTGAAGGTCTCGACACCGATGAAGTCAGCCTTGAAGCTGTAGCTGTTCGCAGAGAGACGGGTGATAACCGTGTTTGCCGCGCCGCGCATCAGGACATACTCGCTGATCGGCAGCGTACTGGTGGGCACGTTCCAAGACAGTCGAACCTGGTCGGAGACGATCGCCGTTTCCAGCACCAAGGCGGTCGGAGCGTTGATCGCCCGAGTGGTCGTACCGAACGCGCCGGTGTTGCCTGCTTCGTCCACTGCACGGACGCTGTAGACCTTGGTGCCAGAGAAGTCGATCGGAACAACAGCAGAGGTGCCAGAGACTTTCTGGAGGACTGCGCCGTCGCGCCAGATTTCGTATTCACGAATGCCGAGTTCGGACGCGGGTTCGGTCCACGTCAGCCGCAAGCTCTTGTCCACGATCACGTTGGCAACAGCGGGAGCCAGAGGTGCATCGACCGTTTCGGAGACGACAGTCTGAGTGCTGAGGTTTCCGTTGATGTCCTCAGCGACCACACCGTAGCTGCGAGTTCCATTCCAATTGACTTGGGTTGACCAGCTCAAAGCGTCGATGATGGCAAGGAGCGTCCCGGTCGCGGAGTTGGAGATCCGATACTGCTTGATCGGCAGCGTTCCACGAACCCCGGTCCAGGTCAGGGTGAGCAACGACTTCGACAGCTGGCTCTGAAGGTTCAGAACCGAGGGGGCCGAAACGGTGGTCGAGGTCACGCCAGCATCACCAGCCACACCGGCCGAGTTGACTGCCCAGACCTCGAACTGACGAGTGCCAGTCCAGGTGATCGGAATGACGTAGCTCGTCGCCTTCAGGTCGCTGTCGAGGATCACGCCGCTCGTCTTGTCGCGCACGATGTAGCGCAGGATCGGAAGGTCTGACGTCGGCACGTTCCAGGAGAGGTTGAAGGTGCCCTCGTTCACCGTCCCAGTGGGGGTGATGGTCTGGGGCTTGCTGATCGTGACCGGCAGGGTGAACTGAGGAGATTCTACAGACGCCGTATTGATGGCCCGAACGCGGAAGGTCCGAGTCCCAGTCCAAGTCAAAGGAACTGTGTAGGAGGTCACCGCACCACGGAAGATCTCGACGTTGTCGAGGGTGATGACGTATTCCTTGATCGGAACCACGATGCTGGTCGGCGGGGTGATGGACAGCCGGTAGTTCGAACCCAAGATGTCGAAGGTCAGCGTCGGAGCACCAGGCTGCTGCACAGAGTGGGTCAGCACCAGAGAGCCGGTGCTGTAGTTGCCACTCGTGTCCACCGCCTTGATCCGATAGGTGATCGTAGAGCCGCTCGGGTTCGAGTGCGTGTAGACGCTGGATTTCGCCGTTGCCAAACGGGTGGCAGTCTCCCAGGAGGTTCCACCAGTGCGGATCTCGTAGAAGTCCAGATCGAGATCGGTGACATCGCTCCAATCAACCCGAACATCAGTCAGAAGCTGGGAGGTCGTGCCAGTCAGAGGAGTTTTTGGAGGAACACTCTTCCCCAGAACAACATGGCTGACCGTGGCCGACTGTGGGCTGCGGTTGCCGATCGTGTTCACAGCGCGAACGTAGACCTGATAGGTCATCCCATCCTGGACGTTCGAGATGTAAGCCTCCGTCCCGGTGACCGAAAACTTGGAATAAGCATCACGGTCGAGGCGCTTGTAATACACCTCATACTCATCGACGAACGACTTCGGATCATGATCCCACGAGACACGAATGCGGCTGTTAACCTGACCAGTCGAGTTCAGATAAAGCTGATTGGTGCCAGACTCGCAGGCTAGATTCACAGGCGCAGCAGGGAAAGCAGATCGCTCGAACGAATAATTCTGGGTCGGCTCAGGAGAGATATCGAGCTCGTCAGCGTCAGCGTACTTGTTCGTGTTGATCTCAACTGCAGTGATGGTGAACATGTCGTCGTTCGTGTCGCTCTCGGTGATCGAGAGAAGGCGGAACGGTTTGACCAAACCAATGGAGTTCGAGGTCAGTGCAAACTGTGCCCGATCCGGGATGTCTTGAAGCAACGATCCTGACACACGGGTCAACTGCTTACTTGCAGCACCACCAGTGTTGATCACGGTCACGTTGACCGGCCCACTCTTGGTCTGAACGGTCAGGGTATATTCAGCATGCGGGGACAAGAAGAGTTCATCCCGAAGCGTGATGACCCCGTTGGTGATTGACTTAATCCGGCCAGACAGACCCCAGTTCATGTAGGGGTCGGTGATACCAATGATATCAAAAGGTTCCAGTAGAATGCCAGGACGGGTGGTCGTGAAAGTTACGGTCGTCACTTCTGTATTGGCTGAAATCAACCGCAGCAGAGCTCGACGCTGGGCTTCGAAGGCGTCAATGCAGCCGACCGCGATGAAGTCCATCGGGATGCGGCCGTTCTTGGTGATATAGGAATCAACTTTGACCTGACGAACGTCCTGGTTCCACTTCAGATCCGGGTTGATAAAGGTCACCAGATAGTCGTTCGCGCGCGAAGCGATGTCCGCGAACTGATACTGGAAGCCTTCGATCGTCACCGATTCGGGCCCGAAGATCTGGACCGGGTTCCCCGGCTTGTCGAGCTTCAGCCGCACCGAACCATTAAGGTCGGTCGTGATGATGCCACCGAAGATCGAGGCCACATACTGTGCCGCTTCGATGCCGGGACGCGGCTGGTCGATCAGATCGTGATAGGTGTAGCGCGGCTGGTATCCAGTCGCTCCGCGCCGGGGAACAAGAACATCACACCATTGGGCAGCTTCGTAGAAAGACCAGCGGTCGACCATGACCTCAGGGTAATGTGCCTTGAACCCATAGTTCTCATCCTGGATCATGTCGTAGAGGCACCAAGCGGGGTTATCGCTGTAGCCCCACTGGAACGTGCCATCCCACAGACCGTCGTAGTAGCGAGTGATCGGGCTGTAGTTGGACGGAATGCGGATAATTTTTCCAGCGTAGATACCGCTGAAGGTCGGGATGGAAGAAAACTGGTTGCTCGAAGCACCGAGTCCACGAGCGCAGACCAGGTTGGGGAACTGCAACTTGGTGTCCGTCTGGACACACTGGTAGCTCTCGAACGTAGCAGAGCAGAACAGATCGTCGTTGTTCTCGTCGTTCAGCTTTTCGACGTAGACTTCCCAATCGCCAGTGTAGTCACGGTCAGCCGTGGGGATGTTCCGAACGTACTCTTTGACATAGCTCGAGCCCGTCTTACCGGTCACACCAACATCGACCGTGTCCATGAAGTTGCGCCAGGTGGTTTCATTCGATCTCTTGTACTTGATCCGAAAGCTGGCTGTATGCTCAAGCTGGTCACCATCCCCATTGGTCTTCAGCAACTGATTGATGACGATCCGAATTTCCAATCGGTCGATCAGACCACGCAGGCTTTGCGGCGTAGTGCGGATGACTGGGACGTACTGCGCCAGCGTGACCCCCACCTGGATATTTGTCGAAGCCCCACCAAACTTGGGAACGATCCGTGTCGGGTCAGCTGACCCGTGATACATATGGAGTTCAAAACCCTCGAAGTTGTTGTTCCCGGTTGCGGAAACCAGAGGGGTGTCGTTCAGGTAGAATGACTTGGGGCCGTTGACGAGACCGGCGATCGGACCTTCGCAAACGCCAAGGACAAACTCGATGCTGTCCTGCGACCTCAGGCTGTCGCTGACGATCGTCGGGGAGCCACCACCACCACCAGCGCCACCAAGATTTTTGTTCATGCTTCACTCGGGATATTGAACGGAGAGGGAACCGAACTTGCGTAGATCGGACGGGCGGGGGCAAGCCAGACCTGACCACCACCGGCTGCGCTCACGGGCGGTGTGTACTGCAGATCGTAGCGGAAGTAGTTTGGGTTGCCTTCTGCGGCCTCGTTCGGGTCACCTTCCAGAGCAATGTCCTTGGCATCTACGTCGAACGACAGATAGTGCCCACCGATCTTGCGGGTTCCGTATAGGATCGGGATGCGTGTCCCGCTCTTCACGGTGTTGACGCTTGCACCCAAGTAGAGCGAACTCTCGGTGCTATCGGTCTCAGGGACAGGCATCAGCATCTGGACAATGCCGCCGATGATCATCATCGCGCCGCTCAGATAAAGCATGCCCTGCGTGATCTGCAGAGTCGCCAAGAAGGCAGGGTTGAGGATCGCCAAAGCGATCAATGTGATCCCAATGATGATCTGCAGTA